CTTTACACCAAGCCTGATGAGATCGTGTTCGAACCATTCAATGGATCTGGCACTACGCTGATTGCCTGCGAAATTTTGAACCGGGTATGCCGAGCCGTGGAGCTGGACCCGGGCTATGTTGCCGCGTCGTTGGAACGCTGGCATTTGATGACTGGCGAGATGCCGGAAAGGATATCGTGATGAAGACAATATCATTCCGAGAAGATGATGTAAAAGCATATCTTGACAAATGCATATTGCATTGGCGTAAAAGGCGACACGAGGGAAGCCGCCAGACGGTCTTGATGTGTGATCATTACATTGACGCTTTTCAGTCTGTGCGCATCTCATTGTTTGGTGAAGTACTACCTAAAGATCGAAGTGAAGGATGCAGAGTCTATCCAGACGAACATGGAACATTGCACCTTGCAGAAGGTGATTATGGTTTGCATCCAACATCTGGATGGCAAGTTCGCCCACCTGGGTGTCACGCTGGTGGTATCGGAAAACATGAAGTTACTGAGCACGAAGATGGAACCATTACCGTTTCACCATCTATCCTACTCACAGATTTTGATGAGGACAGTGGTCAACCAAAGCAGTGGCATGGTTATTTGGAGCGCGGTGTTTGGCGCGAGGTGTAATGACTGACCTTTCCTACATCGCCGAGAGTCTGCGACCGCTAGCCGAGCCGATTGACAGCCTGCATGAAGATCCCGCCAATGCGCGCGTGGGGCATGACGTGGCACGCATCGCGGCCTCACTGAAAGCCTATGGTCAACGCAAACCCATCGTCGCTAATCGCCTGCAGAATGGAAAGATCGAAGCAGGCAATGGCACGTATCGCGCCGCGAAAGAGCTGGGTTGGATTCATGTGGCCGTGGTCTTCGTCGATGATGATCCATCGACAGCTGCGGCATTTGGGATTGCAGATAACCGCGTCGGGGAGTTCAGCCGGTGGGATGAAGAAATACTGCGCGAGATCACGAACACGACCGGCGATTTGTTTACCGGCTTCGAAGCCGCAGAGCTCGAGGAGTTGGTGGGTGTTTCCACAGCAACGAAACCCGCCGTCGTGGATCCAGGCCCGGAGCTGGGCCGCGCGGAGGAACTGCTCAAGAAGTGGAAGGTGGAGTTCGGGCAGGTGTGGCTGCTCGGCAAGCATCGCATCCTGTGCGGCGATTCCACTCAACGGACCGATGTGAAGCGGTTGATGTTGGACATGCTCGCGGATTTAATTTGGAGCGATCCGCCCTGGAATGTAAATTATGGAGGTAATGATCATCCTTCGTATGACAACCGCACGATGAATAACGATAATCTGGGGGAGAAATTCTCCCTCTTCGTGGACCTGTTTGTCACGCAGTGCCGCAGCTTCTGCCAACCCGGCGCACCAACGTACATTGTGATGGGTGGTCAGGAGTGGCCCGTGATTGATGCCGCGCTGCGAAAGATCGGCTTTCACTGGTCAAGCACCATCATCTGGTACAAAGACCAGCTGGTCTTATCACGCAAAGATTACCACACGCAATACGAACCCATGTGGTACGGCTGGGACAACCGCGCGCCGCGCCTGGTGAAAGTGGAAGATCGTAAGATTTCGGATGTCTGGCAGATCGACCGCCCGAAGAAGAGTGAAGAGCATCCGACCATGAAGCCATTGGAACTGGTGGAGCGATCGCTGACGAACTCCAGTCAGCCCGGGGATATCGTGCTCGATTTATTTGCAGGATCCGGAACCACACTGATCGCCTGTGAACGACTGGGGAGAGTCTGCCGCACGATGGACAACGATCCGAAATTCGTAGCGGTCTGTCTGGAACGATGGTTCCAGATGGTTGGGGAACAACCCACCTTGGAGGTGACGTGAGGGGCCGCAAACCAAAACCAACTGCACTGAAAGAACTCGAGGGGAACCCGGGCAAGCGCGCGGTGAACGAACAAGAGCCGAAGCCGGATGTCGCGATTCCGGAATGTCCACCGCACTTGAAGGGCGAGGCACGCGCGGAATGGAAGCGGATCACGGAGCAGCTGCACACGTTGAAGTTGATCTCGAAGATCGACCGCGCGGCCCTGGCGATGTGTTGCACCGCCTGGGCAGATTATGTGAAAGCTTGCAACAAACTGCGGACACAAGGCGAAGTGATCATCTCGGATCAAGGTGGCATGTACCAAAACCCCTGGGTCGCGATCAAAAAGCGTTCAATGGATCAGGTGATGAAGTTTTATGCAGAGTTTGGCATGTCGCCTTCGAGCCGCACACGCTTGAAAGTGGAGACGCCCACCGAAGAAGATGAGATCGCAGGCTTTCTGTTTGGCAAAAAAGTAAAGGTAGCGAAATAGCGTGCATGGCAAAATCAACGAAGGAGGTTCTACATCCCGCTGAACAATATGCGCGGGATGTGATCAACGGCAAGATCGTCGCGTGTAAGTGGGTGCGTTTGGCGTGCGAGCGGCATGTGCATGACTTGGCGCATGCGCATGAGCGTGGGTTCTACTTTGATCCAGCTGCAGCCCAATATGTTATAGACTTTATCCAAATGCTCAGGCATTCGAAGGGGAAGTGGGGACGCGGGAAAGGTGAATTCATCCGGCTCGAGCCGTGGCAACAATTTACAATCTGGGTCCCATTTGGCTGGATGCGCGCAGATGGGATGCGGCGCTTCCGTGTGATATACGAAGAAGTGGCGAGGAAGAACGGCAAAAGCACCAAGGCCGCAGGCGAGGGTTTGGAATTGGCATTTGCTGATGGCGAACCAGGCGCGGAGGTATACAGTGCAGCGACGAAACGCGACCAGGCCCGCATCGTGCATAAAGAAGCGATCCGGATGGTCCGCAAAAACGCGGGGCTCCGGAAGTACATCAAGGTTTATAAAGATAATCTCAATCTCGAAGAGACTGCCAGTAAGTATGAACCTCTGGGAGCGGACTCGGATTCTACCGATGGACTTAACGTGCATGGAGTCGTGGCTGATGAGCTACATGCCTGGAAGAGCCGTGAGATGTGGGACGTGCTCGAGACTGCGACCGGCTCACGTGAACAACCCATGATCATTGCTATCACCACAGCTGGCATCGATCGGCGAAGTGTGTGCTATGAAAAACATGAGTACACACGCAAGGTGCTCGAAGGGTGGAAGGATGGATCGTTCGAGGATGATACCTGGTTCGGGATTATCTTCACCCTCGATGAGGGCGATGATTGGCGCGATGAAAGTGTATGGATCAAAGCCAATCCCAATCTGGGAGTCTCGAAATACATCGAAGATCTACGCATGAAAGCCAAGCGCGCCGGGCAAATGGCAGCAGCGCTCAACAACTTCCTGCGGCGTGAGTTGAATGTGTGGGTGCAGGGTGAGATTAAGTGGATGCCGATGGATCTGTGGCGTCAATGCGGAGGAACAATCCCTGCGCTCGAAATGGTGAAACGGCTCAAGGGGATGACTGGGTATGGCGGTCTTGATCTCAGTAGCAATGGCGATATCACGGCTTTCGTGCTGGTGTTCATCGACGATGATGACAACATCTATGTGCTGTGCAGGTTTTGGATTCCCGAAGACAACATGCTGATCCGTTCCCGTGATGATGGTGTGCATTACCAAAAGTGGGTCAAGGAAGGTTATATCGAAGCGACACCAGGCAATGTAATAGATCATGACTGGATCTTCGAACAGGTCGAAAAAGATATGGATATGTTTGACATTGATCAGATTGCCTTCGACCGCTGGGGTGCATCACACGTAGTGCAAGTGTTGGAGAAGAAAGGCGCCACGATGGTACAGTTCGGTCAGGGATGGGCAAGTATGAATCCGCCAATGAAAGAATTGGAACGGTTGGTACTTTCGAAGAAGCTCATCCACGGAAACAATCCAGTGCTCACGTGGATGGCAGATAACCTGGTAGCGAAGATGGATCCCTCTGGAAACATCAAACCAGACAAAGCCGCGAGCCGCGAGAAGATCGATGGTATGGTGGCGTTGATCATGGCGATTGACCTGGCCCTACGCCATCCGGAAGTGAAAAGTGTGTACGAAAAGCGCGGCATTCGGACGGTCGGATAGTCCTTGACTTCCTTGGGCTTCGGCGGCACCCTGTTGCCAACAAGGAGATGATCATGAAAACAGCATTGGAAATCAAGAAGGCACGCAGGCAGAAAGAGATTGCCCTCTCC